TCGCGTCGATGGCGACCTTCCCCTTGAAATCAGCCGAATATCTCGTTCTCTTGCCCATATCGGGATCGCTCCTTCTGAGTCGCGATCCACCTTAGCCAATGGTCCGAATTTCCGGGACCACCTCTCGTTGTCATGGTCTCTCCTGTTCACGGCAAACTATGCCGCGATCAGGTAGAAATTCCACTTATCCAGGCTGTCCAGTTTTTCCGAGCCACCTCTCAACGGTCTCTACAAGGCTGAGGTTATCCATCGACGCGGACCATGGCGCTCGTTCGAAGCCGTCGAGTTCGCAACGCTGGAATGGGTCGACTGGTTCAACAATCGCCGGCTGCTGGAGCCCATCGGCAACATCCCGCCGGCCGAAGCCGAGGAACGCTACTACGCCATGCTGGAAGAGCAAGCCATAGCCGCGTGACTCAAACGAAATGGCCTCCGAAAAACTCGGGGCGGTTCACAATAAACCAGGGAGGTGAGTTCACCCAGAAAGGGAGGTCCACCCATGCGATTTCGGTTAAGCGAGTATATTTCACCAAACCAGCTAAGCGTTTCAAGCGCGACGCTTGAGCGCATTCGACGAATCAGGTCAGTAGATTGCCTCGTTGGCGGCCACGCCGACGGCGCGGCGCTTTGGGTGGTCGAAGTCGAATATTCGTGTTGCGAGTTCGCTATGAAGTCCGAGATGGAAAACTCTGCAATGCCGGCAAGTCCAATTGCCGGGAGACTCAAACTCACGCCCTCTCCAACGAAAGATGCTTCCAATGTTTGACGATTCCAAAATAGTCTTTCTGCAGACCACCCTTCAAGGGCATATCACCGATCGCGCCCGAACAAAGTTTCTCGAAGTGACCAAAACAACCGACTTGAGTGATCAAGAAATCTACGACCATGCCGTGGACTGTGCGTTCGCTGCGGTCTTACATGGCGACCCCACCATCGAGATTGAGACCAGTTTAGTATTGCGCATGCTCCTTTCGTGCAAAGCCGGCTTGAAAAGACCGAGAGGCGGACAAAAGGCTTCTCGGCAACAGAAAATTCGGAAGCAGACGCTGGTTTGTGAGGCCCGCCGCAGGAAAGCTGAGCTCGTTTCTCAGGGCGAAAGCGCGACACAGGCACGTCATCAGGCGACAGAGGAAGCTGAAAAATACATGAAGTCTCGTCGTCGCAATTACTCGGCGGAACATCTGGCCCGACAAATGCAGGAAACTGACAAGCCACGGCACCGATAACGAATCTCTATTCGGACTCGGTGCACGCAGAGAACAATTCCTTTCCAATGCTCCGAATCAAGCCGGGCCAGTCCGGCGAGCATCGGAGAATCGAATGGAATGGTGGTCGATTTCGGCCGGCCGAACGCCGTGGAGACGGTGTATGCGGCGGCAAGTTCAGTTTCCAAGTTTTTGGCTACCTAAGAACAGATCAAACTGTGAGGACGCCTCGCATTTCACCCGCTGCGATGGCGCGCTGCTAGCGCCCCAATCATATCACGGCTTGCACCCCACTCTCGCACGACTTTTCGCCCGCAGCCGTCTCAATTGCCACCGGTTCAGGCTCTGCCTACCTCTCTATCCAACCCATGACCGTTGCAAAATAGATCGGTTCATCGGAGTCGAACGACGGCTCCGCGTGCGCGCTTGCGATGGCGGCTGCAAACCACAGGGCAAGTTGAGGCCGAGACCAGGATCGCAAGTAGCCGCCGGTTTAAGCAAGAAACCGCAGTTGAAGCGGCCCCACAAGTGCACGGACGATCGAGCCGGTTTTTTGACAATTAATTATGGAGAAATGCAATGCGTGAGCAGTCACCTCAGCGCGCGAATGGCTATGCCGTTTCGCGTGATCTGAATCCCAGGCTCGTCGCAGTCGCGAGTCTCATTCACTTCGGCCGAGAGACGCGCAAGCACCCGCCCCGGCAAATCAAAAAGCTAACTCAGGGTCTCAACGAATGGGGCTTCGTTCTGCCGATTATCATCGACGAGGTCGGGCACGTCGTATCCGGATGGGGACTTGTTCTCGCCGCCAGACGTCTCGGATTAGCGGAGGTCCCGGCGGTAACAATTACCGACTTGTCAGAGGCCCAACTCCGCGCTCTTCGCCTGTCACTCAACAAGCTCGGCGAAGGATCGGAATGGAATCCGCAGGAACTCGTGCTTGAGTTCTCAGAAATTCAACAACTCGAGCCTGATCTCGACCTGACACTAACCGGCTTCGAGATGGCGGAGATAGATATCGCCCTCGGGGGCGACGCGGACGAAGAGGACGAGTTGCCGGTTGTCGCCGAGCAGAGCGAGCCGGTGACCAAGACAGGCGATATTTGGGTGGCAGGTGACCACCGGATCATCTGTGGCGACGCACTTGAAGAGGCAACCTATGGCCGCCTTCTTGACGAGGAGAAGGCCCAGATGGTCGTGACGGATCCCCCATATAACCTCAGCATCCCGGGTCATGTATCCGGTCTGGGTTCAACCAAGCACCAGAACTTCCAGATGGCCTCCGGCGAGATGTCATCGGAGGAGTTCATTGCATTTCTGATGACCTGTCTCGGCCTTGTTGCTCGGCACTCGATCGATGGCTCAATCCATTATATTTTTATGGATTGGCGCCACCAGATCGAGATCCTAACCGCGGGTCGAAAGCATTTCAGCGAGCTCAAAAACCTCTGCGTCTGGAAGAAGAGCAACGCCGGAATGGGATCGCTGTATCGATCCCAACACGAGCTCATATTCGTGTTCAAAAAAGGCGAGGCGCCTCATGTCAACAATATCGAGCTCGGGCGCTGCGGGCGCAACCGGAGCAATATCTGGGATTACCCATCTCAGAATGCGCTCAACGGCACGGCCAAGAGTAAACTGTCACTCCATCCGACCGTCAAACCGGTGGGCCTCATCGCGGATGCCATACGTGACTGCTCGAACCGCGGTGGAATCGTTCTTGACCCTTTCGGTGGGGCCGGCACGACGTTGATTGCCGCCGAGAGGACGGGTCGGAAAGCCCGTCTGATCGAGATTGAACCCCGCTATGTCGATGTCACCATCGAACGGTGGCAGCGGCTGACCGGCCGGACTGCCGTCAATGCGGCCACCGGGAATCCATTTGGGGGATAGTTTCCAGCCCATCCCCCACCAGTCGGATTCGACCCTCTTGGGTGGGCCCGGCGCCTCTTCGCAGGTCGTATTTGATTCGCTCACGATCACATTCGTTGCATCGCACCCAGCAAAGTCCAAAAGAACGGAGAACTCAAATGTCAAAACAAGACCGTGGAAATGCTCGCGGGGTGGGCTACGGCAAGCCCCCGGTCCATACGCGGTTCAAGCGCGGCCAATCAGGCAATCCGAAGGGTCGCCCCAAGGGCGTCAATAATCTTCGCAGCGATGTGAAGAAGACCTTGAAGATTGGTGTCACGGTGAACGACCAGGGCGTAAGCAGGCGGGCCTCGACACAAGAGGCCGCGCTTCTGCGACTGCGCGATAAGGCGCTCAAGGGGGATACGCGATCGCTCGATCGACTTTTGGCGCTCGCCGGACTCTACAATGATGAGGCACCACCGCCGGACGCGAACCAGCCATTGTCCATCGACGACGATACGATCATTGAGGGCTTCCTTGCCCGTAGTGGGCTAAAGCGAACCGACGATTCAGCACCCAGTTCCGGAACTGCCGCCTCGACACCAGCGACGAGTACCAACCCGACACAGTCTCGGCCTGCCGCAAGGCGCCCTTCGAGAAAAGCAACCACGAACAGTAGCAAGATTAGCTGACCTCAGCGGCGAATGAACCCGGCCGCGGAACGTTGACGCCCCGCGATATTTTTTTATCGCTCCCAAAATCAATCGAATCGCAGAGCACAGAACACTACCGGTCATGCGCTGCGGCCCCATGCGAAAGGAGCAGAACCATGAACGACAGAACCGAAGTCCTCCCGTCGATTCTCCGCACCGATCTCACAGCCTTTGTGGAAATGGTTTTCGGCACGGTCTATCCGGGCACCACCTATCTGCACAACTGGCATATCGAGGCGATTGTCCATGAACTGATGGAGATTGAGCGCGGCAACAATCTTCGGCTAATCGTCAACCAGCCACCGCGCTCGCTGAAAACACTCGTCATCTCCGTTGCCTATGTCGCTTGGAAGCTCGGCCATGACCCGAGCCTGCGGATTGCGGTGATTTCCTATTCAAGCGATCTGGCCGGCGAGTTTCACCGCCAGTTCCGCACCGTGATCAATGCGCCGTGGTTCAAACGGATTTACCCAGGCCTCGGAACTGCCAGGGATACTGGTCTGGAGTTCATAACGACCGCAGGCGGGGGGCGCTTTGCCATTTCGGTCGACGGCACCTTCACCGGCCGCGGCGCCGATCTGGCGGTCATCGACGATCCCCAGAAAGAGGATGACACATTCTCCGACGTTAATCGCAAGCGGGTAATTGACTGGGTTACGAGTACGCTTTTTTCGCGCCTTAACGACAAGGCCGCAACCCCCATCATCCTTGTCCAACAAAGGATTCATGAAGACGACCTGACAGGCCATCTTCTTCGTCAGAATGGCTGGCGCAATCTTAACCTCAAAGCGATCGCGACCGCGCGGGAAGAGGTTCCGATCGGAAATGGGTGCACGTATATTCGCGAGGAGGGTGAACCGCTTCATGCAGCGCGCGAAAGCCTGGAAATTCTCGATCAGATCAAGCGCGATAAGGGGGCCCTTTCGTTTTCGCTCCACTACCAGCAGGAACCGGTGCCTCTTGCGGGCAATCTTATCAAGCGGAATTGGTTCAAGCTTGTCGACAGCGTTCCAGAAATGAAAGTCGGGACTCAACTTGTGCAGAGCTGGGACATTGCCACGACGATTGGGAATCACAGTGATTATTCGGTGTGCCTGACCTTTCTGGTCGTGCGGAACGACTATTATCTCGCTGATGTATGGCGTGGCCGGCTCGAATATCCGGCTCTCCGTCGCAAGGTCATCGCCCTCGCCACGGAGCACCAAGCAAACACTATCTTGATCGAGGATGTGGGCGCCGGTCAAAACCTCCTCCAAGACCTGCAGAACGACCAACCGGCCGGTATGGTCTATCCGATCGGAAGAAAGCCGGAGGGCAGCAAGGCTGAGCGAATGGCGGCCCAATCCGCCAAGATCGAGGCCGGCCACGTCTATCTTTGCAAAGACGCACCCTGGCTGGCAGTGTTCCTAACCGAGATTCTCGCATTCCCATCTGGCCGCAACGATGACCAGGTCGACGCCCTCTCCCAGTTTCTCAACTGGACGGGAACGCGAAGAGAGCCAAGTATCTCCACTGTGGCCCCGATCATTGTTCGCGTCTGAGATATCTGGCCCCCGATAAGCTTGACGTAAATAGAATCCGTCGAAGCACTGCGACGCGATAATTTTCGTCGTTACTGACAATACCATGATTTGGGATGCCCCTCGCGGCGGCCCCGTCAACGCCGGTGCTTCAGTGGATGCGGAAACACCACGGAAGCTCGCTACGGACCAATCATGATGGGAGAAACCTGAGGGCTCGGAATCGTTCCGAAGACCGTCAGCGAGTGCCGGAGACAACGTTAGCCCCGATGAACACCTGATGTGACTTCCAGTGTCGTCAGCGACGAGTCACGCCATTTTGTGCCCGTTACAACGATTAGCAATAGCGCCCACCGCCGGCGACAATGGCCGCCGGCGCGACTGCATGCCCTACCCTATGACCGGTGCGGCTCAAGCAACTTGCCTGGCTTGACCTCCAGCTTTGTTGCGATCCTTTCCAGAACGATAATTGTTGGGTTTCTTACGCCGCGCTCGATCCCGCTGATGTAGGTCCGATGCATATCCGCTTCGAAGGCAAGCTCCTCCTGGGACCACCCCTTCTCTTCCCTCAGCCGCCGAACGTTGAGGCCAACCTGCTTGCGGATATCCATAGGTCCGAGCGGGCGGCAATGTAGACTTTTGGTCTACAGACTATGAGTCTCTTTTTCCTTGACTTCCGCATCCTGGCAAGCCTTCGTAGCGAAATGAATCATTGGCTTCAAAACGCATCGCGCTCAGCTCATAACCGGCAATCATACGGGCCAAAACTATATTGTGCGGTTTGGTAACGACATGCGGGAGGATCCTTTTGTCGAAGAGGCCCAGCACGCAGCCGCCCGAAGCCTGGAGCCCCCGCTCCTTATTCGACGCGGTGCCTCATTGCTTTATCGGGTTGCGGTCAACAACCGGCTTGAGCTGGTCGTCGACCCGAAGGAGCCGGTTCGCGGCCGCTCAGCCTTCCAGACCGACCTGTGTGTGTTCGAGATGATTTCCGACAAGACGGAGATTCCGCGTGTCGTCATGGAATTCAAGAAAGGCGTGTCGACCCACGACGTATTGACCTACTCCACCAAAGCCCGAAAACATAAGCAGGTATACCCGTATCTGCGCTACGGTCTCGTGATCGGTAGCGGTGCGACGGTCCCGGGCCGGTTCTTCACCCATAACGAAGCTTTGGACTTTTGCGTAGCCGCGGCTCCCTTCCGGGAGAATCGTGTAGAGAAGCTCTTCGCGTCATTGTTGGACAAAGAGATCGCGGCATCGCGAAGGCTCGAACGGATTATCTACGGCAACGAGCTGATTCACATGTTCCGAAACGAAATTGTCATCGAGCCCGACGAGGTTCAGGCGGGTTGATTGCAAGTCTCCGATAAGCGGCAATGCACGCTGAACGACCCGCTCCTCGCTCGACGTCCCAAAATCTTCCTGGCATCCCGATACACATGTCGGCATCTTATAGTCGCCGGTTGCGCGCATCTCATAGTCCCCCAGTTGCACCACGCAGACGTCTCATACCTTCATCGTCTAGTGCGATCCACCGCTTCGGCAGCAAAGTTGTTTCGACTGGACTTCCTCGACAAAGGAGGCGTTCCTTGCCGCCTCGCGAGGGAAGTGTCATGGACGACGATCAACGAGAGACGGTAAACCAACTGTTTGCAGCCGCAACCGCGATGATCGAGGACATGATCGAGACGGCGGTTGCGGGGCAGTCGCCGCGGCTTACGCCATCGCAGCTTGCAGAGCACGGGCAATTTCTGCTGGCAGCCGCGCGCGACCTTGTCATCGTCGCGCGAGCCGTCAGCATCATTGCCAAGTCGAGCAATTAGCCGTCCTCGCAACTGGCAAAATCTACCTCCCGAAACGACTGGACTTCTCGCGCAAGGCAAGCATGGATGGTGTCGTCAGGTCAGGTTGACCTAGCGACCCAAGAGGGCCCCATCGACGGCCGTCGCCTGCCCTCACCTCCCCGTCCGGTCCAGTTCCGGACTTGTGGCGGTAGTGGCGCCGGAATGATCTGGCGCGGCGATCGCCACAGGAGGCTGAAATGACAGTTACGGCAATCAACCCATCGGAGAACACGGTGACCGGCAGACGGAAGCCCGATCGACGGAAGAAAGCATCCGGCGGCAATTCCGCCGGAATATTTCCTGCCGCGAGAAAAGCCACCGCCCAGAGATCGGCAGCCGCACCCAAGACGACTAAGACCGAGCAGGTCCTGGCCCTGCTCCGGCGATCAAAGGGGGCATCGATCGCCGATCTTGCCAATGCGACCGGCTGGCAGGCGCACAGCGTCCGCGGTTTTATCTCGGGAACCATCAGGAAGAAAATGAACTTGGCCGTTGTCAGCGAGAACGACACAAAGGGCGGGCGACGGTACCGCATCACCGAGGATCCGGCCGAATGAATCGGGACAGTCAGTCGAAGATCGACCAGGAGATCGGCCGGGTGGCCGATCTCTCCGGTGCGGAATTGGCGACAAACTGGCGGAAGATGTTCAAAGCACCTCCACCAAAGGGGATCAAACGAGGACTGTTGGAACGCGCCCATGCATACCGGCTTCAGGTGCGGGCCTTTGGTGGCTTGAAGCCGGCGACACGCAAGACCCTGTTGGTACGCGCGGGGATTCATGAGACCCCGGGATCGGTCAGCTCCCGTCAACGCAGGGTATTGACGCTAAAGCCCGGCCTGCGGCTGATCCGCGAGTGGAACAGCACCGTCCACAGGGTGGATGTGATCGAAGGCGGGTTCTTGTGGGACGGCAGGACCTGGAAGTCCTTGTCAGCCGTAGCCGAAGCTATCACCGGTGCCCGCTGGTCGGGGCCCAGGTTCTTCGGATTGTGAATGAGCGGATCATGAAGCGCTGCGCGGTCTATACCCGTAAGTCGACCGAGGAGGGTCTGGATCAGGACTTCAACTCACTCGACGCCCAGCATCAATCCTGTTCGGCCTATGTGGAGTCCCAGGTCGGATCTGGCTGGAAGCTGGTGGCAAAGCGATACGACGATGGCGGCTTCTCGGGCGGGACGATGGATCGTCCCGCCCTGCGGCGCCTGCTGGAAGACATAAAAGACGCCAAAGTGGATATCGTCGTCGTCTACAAGATCGACCGTCTCACCCGATCCCTGATGGACTTTGCCAAGATCGTCGATGTGTTCGATGGCCAGGGGGTTTCCTTCGTCTCCATCACCCAGGCGTTCAACACCACCACTTCGATGGGACGGTTGACCCTCAACGTCCTGTTGTCCTTTGCCCAGTTCGAACGCGAGGTCACGGCCGAAAGGATTCGCGACAAGATCGCCGCATCGAAGAAGAAGGGCATGTGGATGGGCGGCCCCACACCGCTCGGCTACGACCTCCAGGACAAGCGTCTCATCGTCAACCATGCCGAGGCCGAACAGGTCAGGCAGATCTTCGATCTCTATCTCGAGTCCAGAAGCGTCTCACGGCTTAAGGAGTTGCTCGACGAGGAAGGGATAGTGACCAAGCGCCGAAAGTGGCGTGAAGGACAGGTCAGCGGAGGCAAACCTTTCTTGCGCGGCAATCTCTATCAACTGCTCGCCAACCCCATCTACATCGGCAGGATTCCTCACAAGCTTGAGACCCATCCGGGTCTCCACGAGGGCATTGTCGATCCAGATGTCTGGGAGGCGGTTCGGGCGCTGAGATCTTCACAAACAGCAACCCGTAATTCAGCCCGCAATGGGAAGTCACCGAACCTGTTGATCGGGCTGATCCATGACGAGACCGGCGATCGCCTCTCGCCTTCGCACGCTATCAAGAAGGGCGTTCGCTATCGCTATTATATCTCTCACCGCCTGATGGTCGCGCCAAGAGGTGACGCCGGCGGCTGGCGGTTGCCGGCCAAGGAACTTGAGGGTCAGGTTCTCAGCGCGCTAGGCACCATCCTTGGGGACGATCTGAAGCTCACAAACCTCCTCGATCTCGAGGGAACATCACCAACAGTGCACCGAGCGATAATAGCCGGCGCGCAGCACATGATTGCTAACCTAAAGACAGAACCGAGTGCAGAACGATCGAAGTCTCTCAAGGGTTTTGTTCAGCGCATCGAGATAAATCCCGACAAACTCATCATCAGGATCGACAGGCTGAAGCTGGCCTCGACGTTGGCGGGCAACGGCGTCGGCATCTCACGCACTAACACCGAAATGATCGCGACCCTCGAGTTTCCCCACAAGCTGAAACGGCGTGGTGTGGAAGCAAAGATTATTCTCGGTGATTCCCAATCCCGCACGCCCCATCCCGATCAGACGCTCATTGCCCTGATCGCCAGCGCCCATCGCTGGCTCGAAAAGCTCGGTAGCGGCGACGCTGCTTCGATCACCGACCTCGCCGCCCAAGACAATTTGGATCGCAATGAGATCAGTCGCTTCCTGCCGCTCGCTTTCCTAGCACCAGACATCGTCGAGGCCATCCTCGCCGGCGCGCAGCCCATCGACCTCACCATCAAGAAGCTCCGCCGCATGGCGTCATTGCCTTACGCCTGGGACCAGCAGAGAGCACTGCTCGGATTCCCTGGTTAGGCGACGATTCGCAGAATCGTCTGACCAAACGTCTGGTCCCCAAAAATTGGCCACAGAGACGAAGCGGCAAATTCGCCGATATCCGCGCCACGACGACGTCTCTCGACCAGACCGGCTCGGAACAATCGGCCCGCAATGGCGGAAAACAGGGCTTTCTAAAGGATGTCAGCGAGGAGACCCCCAGGTGGCTGACTGAGTGGTGGGCCCGGCAGGACTCGAACCTGCAACCAGATCGTTATGAGCGACCGGCTCTAACCAGTTGAGCTACAGGCCCGATGCGGCGACAACCGATATACGGTATTGGTCCGGTTCGGCAAGTCTG